AGGCGATGTAGTGCCCATTGAAAGATCAGAGTTGATTTTTCAAGCTGGAACCTTCCTCAATGGCGATGCAGTGGCACAAATCATGTTCCATTTACAATCGGACGAAGTCAGCGAAGTAGAAGTCAGCAACCAGAAAAGGGAAGCTTATTTTGCGAAAGATAGTGCTATTGCCGTTTGGAATACGGTTATTGAGATTGATGGCAAGAATGTGAAACTAATGCTTTATGGCAATTCAGCCGAAATGGCAATTGAAGCATCCCGCGACTTTATCGAATTAAATTATTCGGGCATGTGCAAAACCAAAAGCGTGAAAGACTTTGGCGATTATATTCTTATCGATAGGCAATTGGCCAAAGAAGAAGATCAGGAGCTCGACCCCAATTCAAAAAAGGTTTACAAATTTGAGGTGCTTATCATACAGGACGAAACAAGTTTCCCTCAAAGATTCCTTGTATTTGCATCCGACACCGAAACAGGCCTGATTCACATTAACGACTGGGTGGCCGAAAATCAGGAAAAGCACTATTCAAACACCGATGAATTCCGAGTAGCACTGGAAACAGTAACCACCGTTAAATGCAATCACATCCTCGAAAAAGATTTCACCGAAGCCTATTTGTAAAACAAACAATAAAAATAACTAACTTCCCATTATGAAAGAACCTACAAAACCAACAATCGAAGCCTATTCGATAATGTTTGGAATACCCGATATAACTGGAAATATCTACACTAAAGAATCGATTAACCTTGAATCGTATGAGAATATGAAAGAGCGAGGCATTATTCTCGAATACGTAGTAGATGAAAAAGGAGTAAAAATCACAAAATACAAATAGCTATGTTTTTTAAAGATTATAATCAAATCAGTGACGAATTAGACGAACTGAATAGAAAAATTGAAGAATATGAAAAGATTGATCGCGGCGAAGGAGCTGAATTGTTTGAATCAGATCCTAATTACTATGAATTGGTCAATATTCAATTGAACTCAATGCGCACTTATAGACAATGTTTAATTGCTCGCAAAAATTCAATAACAAGAAATAAATAACATACTGCCCAAAAGTCTCACTTTTAGGGGAGATTTAGAGGGGTGTTTTACCCCACCCAAACCATCTTCCCACCCCCGGGAACATGGTTTTTTTCATCCAAGCCCACCAACACCAAACCCCATTTAAACGATTTTAAGCCATTTACCTCTAAAACTAAACGACCTCATGCGCGAGGTCTTTTTTTATGCTCTGAAACGACCTAAAACCAAAGAAACATGACAATAACTAAAGTTTTTATTTAGAATGTTTGCAATGCTAACAACTTTTTGTTTAAAACTGATATAGTTTTACATCGAATAAGTTTTTCATAAGGTTAAAATTTAGGTTAGTATGGGAAAAGGTTTCAAACTAAAAATGTTTGGTAAGGAAATGCTGGAGCTTCGTTCGGGGGATTCGAACTCCAGCTCTTTTTCCCTAAAAGATTTATCCGGCGATTTACTAAACATTTTCGGAGGTGGCCGATCTAAATCAGGCCAAATAGTTAACCAAAAAACCTCAATAGGCTTTTCAGCCGTAACAGCTGGTGTTCGAATTATAGCCGAAACCATTGCGTCATTATCTCTTAATGTGCATCAAGTTGCAAGCGATGGTAATTCCTCAATCAACTACAATCACAACTTACAGCATTTACTTAATGCCGAGCCATACCATTTGTACACCTCATTCGTATTTCGCGAATTGTTAATTACAAATGCAATCATGTGGGGCAATGGTTACGCTCATATCGTTCGCAACAGCCTGAATAAAATACTAGGTTTCAAAATATTAAAGCCCGACACCGTTACGCCTTTCTTCCATAACGACGAATTGTTTTACAAAGTGCAAGGATTAGAAGATCCTATTTCAGCACTCGATATGATTCACATTCATGGTTTTGTAAAGGATGGAATTGTAGGTGTTGCACTTACCGATATCGCAAAAGAAAGCATTGGAGCAGGACTTGCCATGCAAGAACTAGCCTCGAAGTTTTTCGCCAATGGTGGAATTTTTAAAGGTGTACTAACAACAACACAAGCCTTAAAAGATGACCAGTACAAAAGAATGAAGGCATCGTGGGATGAGCGGAACACAGGTAGCGATAACCATTGGAAAGAACCGCTCTTGGAAGGTGGACTGGAATACAAACCAATGACCCTATCACCAGAGCAAAGCCAATTGTTAGAATCGCGTAAATTTCAGTTAATCGAAATTGCACGATTCTTACGCTTACCACCTCACAAGCTAGCAGACCTCGACAAATCAACAAACAACAATATCGAGCATCAAAGCATCGAATTTGTAACCGACACGATCCGACCTTGGGTAAAACGTGTCGAACAGGAATTAAACCGTAAGGTATTTGCCGAGCGCGAAAAAGCAACAACGACCGCCCGCTTTAACCTAACATCCCTATTGCGTGGCGATGTGAAAGCCCGTGGTGAGTTTTACTCTAAAATGTTCAGCATAGGTGTTTATTCTCCAAACAAAATATTAAAGCTCGAAGGTCAGAACACCTACGAGGGTGGCGACGAAAGATTTGTACAGGGGGCTTATATCCCAATATCGATTATAAAAGAAAAATATCAAGCCGATGTGGCTAAAATAGTATCAGAAACTAAAGCAAATGCCGATGCTGATTAACGAAATCGATCAGGTTGTTCAACCTGTTAACTGGAACATGTGGAGCGCAATATGTGCCATTGCAGTGTTAACAATTTCGTTGCTTACACTGATTGTAAGATTAACCCGTAATCACACAAAATTGGAAGAAGGACACAAACACCTGGAGAAAGCAACCGACGACAAATTTAAAGTTGTGCACCATCGAATTGATGAAAAAGCAGATAAGGAAGTCGTTGCAAATATGGATAAGAAACTGGATATAATAATTGGAAAACTATAGCCATGAGCGAAAAAAAGAAAAATACACAAACAGGACCAGAACGCCGCTATTACGAAAATACGGTAAGCGTGGTTAAACGTGATGGCGAAGAAGAATCGCGCACTGTTCGCGGATACTTCGCAAAATTCAACAAACTATCGCGCTCATTGGGCTGGGGATTTAAAGAGAAAATCAAGCCAGGAGCTTTCGATGATATCGATTTTAATAACGATGATATCGTTGCCCTGTTTAATCACGATCAGAATCAGATTGTAGGCCGAACAATTGGCACACCAAAACTGATTTTAGGCGTTGACGAAATTGGAGCCTACTACGAATTAGAAGCGCCAAACACAACAGCCGGTAACGATTTATTGGAAAATGTAAATCGCGGTCTGGTACAGCATTCTTCTTTTTCGTGGCCTCGATATACAATAGAAGATATTTGGGAAGATGATGTGGAACATGGCGAAGTAAGAACAATCGTAAAATTTACCCGATTGCTCGATGTTGCCCCGGTTGTTAATCCGGCTTATTCCGATACCACTGCATCCCGTAGTTACGATGGTGCAAAGGATTCTTACGAGAATTGGAAAAAGGAAAATACCCCTTTCGATTCTGCAAAACTGCAAAACGAGAAGCGTTCGCTCGAAATTGAGAGAATGCGATAAATAAAAACAGAGTGATAAATTAAAATTAGTAGAAATTATGAAACAAAAATTTGCAATTGTAGCGAGTGTATTAATCACTCTGTTGCTAATCGTAGTAGGCTTACCAGTTCATGAAGTTGGTGGAGTTGGTTTAATGGTTGCCCCTTTGGCTTTGCTCGATATTGAAAAAAATATCAGAAGCCTAAAAGAGCAGCGTGGACTTGCTTTGGATGAAATGGAAACTTTGGTTGATCTGGGATTAACTGAAAAACGTGATTTAACAACTGAAGAAGATACCAAGTATGTTGAATTGCGCTCTAAGTCTGAAAAGCTTAAAACTCAAATTGAAAGACTCGAAGAGAGTTTGGAGTCTCGAAAATTAAAGATTAAACCTGAAGGTGTAAAAGCTGAAGAGACTTCGATGCGAAACACTCAGGAAGAATCTGAGAAACGTTATCAGGAAGCTTTCAGAAATTGGGCGGTTAATGGTGAGCTTCGTTGTTCTAAAGAAGATTTAGAAATCCTTGACCAAAGAGATAAAGAATCTCGTGCACAAGGAACTGGCACAGGTGCAACTGGTGGATATTTAGCACCTACAACAATGGCTGGAAAAATCGAAGAAGCCTTAAAATTTTTAGGCGGCGTTAGATCCGGTGCTACTGTTCTTACCACGGATAATGGCAATATTATTAATTATCCTACAATGGATGATACAAGCAATATTGGTGAGTTGATCGGTGAGAATCCATCAAGTGAAACCAATAAACAGGATATTACTTTCGGTAACAAGCAAATTGGAGCATATACTTATAGCTCTAAAGCTATTGTTGTAAGTAACGAATTATTGCAAGATTCTGCTTTCGACTTGGAAGGATATATCGCCAAGGTTGCCGCTCAACGAATTTTCAAAATCACGAATCTACATTACACTACTGGTGATGGAGCCAATAAGCCTAAAGGCATTGTTTTAGATGCTTCGCAGGGTCTTGTTGCTGCTGCTGCTGCCGCAATTACTGGTGATGAATTAATCAAACTAATGCATAAGGTTGATGTTAATTACAGAACTAATGGTAAGTGGATGTTTAACGATAACAGTTTGCTGGCTATTCGTTTATTGAAAGATGATGATGGTAATAGCATTTGGCAAAAAGGACTAGCTGAAGGTGAGCCAGATAAGATTCTAGGAAAACCATACATCATCAATAACGATATGCCTGATATTGGAGCATCTAAGAAATCTATCTTTTTCGGTGCTATCGAAAAGTATCTAATCCGTGATGTATCCAATGCTACATTAAAGCGTTTGGATCAGGTTGCAGGTTTACAGAATCAAACTGTATTCGTTCTATTCTCTCGTCACGACGGGAAATTAATCGATGCAGGAACGAAGCCTGTTAAGTATTTAGAGCATCCAGCATCCTAATTTCATCATCATGGAAAAGAAATATAAAGTTTTAGTCCTTCAAAGCTGCTCCGGCCGCTTTGGAGGTGAAATAGACAGTTTCGTAAAAGGTGAAAGACATCTATCTCTCGAAGTTTGCCATTGTTTAGTAAATGCAGGTTACGCCGAGGTAATCGACGAATTGCCCGAACTGCCTAAAAAGGAAGCGGCACCCACTCCACCAAAAGATAGTGAACTACCATTGGACTTTCCAATGAGAGATTTGTTAATCGAAAACAAGCTAACCACTATTGTAGAGGTAAGCGAGTTTGGAGATTTAACCGAAATTGGAGGGATAGGACCAGCGAAAACATCCGAAATTGCCGAATACCTTGAAGGCATAGAATAATCGATTTTAATAAGGATAAAATGAACTACAATAGATTAACATTCCCGAGTGCTGAAAACTCATTGATTAAATTGGAGGATGTAAAAAAACACCTTCGCATACTGCACGATACTGAGGATGCTTTAATACAAGGCTACTTGGATACGGCTGTTTTTCATTATGAGAATTTCACAGGGCGAATTGTTAACCTATCAACGTTTAAGTGTACGCTTGACCATTTTCCCAACGCTGGGAAAATGGTTGAGCTCATGCGCTATCCAGTAAAAGAGATTAAGGAAATTAAGTATGCCGATGCAGCTGGAGCAGATCAAACCTTTGCACTTGCATCTTGTCGCATTGATTATTCTGAGCCATCAAGACTAGCACCAGCATTAAATAAATCATGGCCTGTAACGGCTCCTGTTTTGGCTGCTGTTACAATCACTTTCGATTGTGGTTATGTAGATGCAACGAAGTTACGACCCAGTGCACGCCAAGCCATATTAATGATGGCCGGGCATTTCTACAACAATCGTGAGAGCGTGGTGGTTGGTCGAGTAACCAACGAGGTACCATATTCAGCTCAATTGCTGATGGATAATGACAAGATAAGCAACCGCTTTTAGGTCGTGAATCTAAACTCATAATTCATCATTCATAACTCATAATTAAAAAGAATGCCCTACAGAACTACTGATTTTGATACGCCAATAAAGGTGCTTGCTTTCACAAGTGAAAAGAATCGATTCTCTGAGACGGTTAAGACTTGGAGCGAAGCATTCAATACCTGGGCACATCAAAAAAGCTTTAAAGGTAGCGAAGCCGAAAAAGC